ATGGCTTCCGCGTTTGGCTTGCAGGCTTCCGCTGGGATTGACATGGGCGGCATGCCAACAGTCACACAGGGCGGCATGACGGGGTATAGTTCTTACCCTGCTTATGCTGCTGCACTTGAGCGCCTTAAAGAGCAGCGCCCAGATCAATACAACTATATGGCTGGCATGACGCGGTTCGATCCCATTACTGGCATGGAAAATCCTGAGTACGTTGCCCGCATGGAAGCAGCGCGGCAGGCTCAAGCTGCAAGAGCAATGCCATCTGGCGGAAATGATGATGGGCCTATGTTTGCGCCAGTTTCTGGTGGATCGTCCTCGCCAAGTTATAACGTGTCTACAACGTTCGGTAGCGGGTCAACGCCTCGCCCAGTTCTGCGCGGCGAAAGTACAGGCGGCAGCGGTTTATTTTCTGATCTTAGAGATGCAAGGGATGAGATAACCAATCAAATTTATACAGCACTCGGAGGTCGAGGGTAATGGGCAAATCAGGTAATCCGCAAATTCAAACTGCCCAAGCAGGATTGGCAGCAGGCATTCCCTCAATCCCCTCAACGATGATGAGCGCTCCAGCACCTACGGGCAGGCCAGCCAACACAGGCTTGCCTCCAGGGTTTGACATAAGGCATATTCAAAGTGGGGTAGGAAATATGGACATGACGCGGGCAAGCTCCGCAGCCCCTGCTCCAGCCCCTGCTCCAGCCGCAGCGCCAGCCGCAGCGCCAGCAGAGCCAAATGTATTCAGCCAAGCGCAGCAGTACCAGCGGCAAGCTGGCGGCATCTATGGTAGACTTGGCGAGTTCGAGGCGCGTGATGTAGAGGCTCCAGAGGCGTACACCCCAGAGCGCATTGCAGCGGGTCAGTTAGCTGATGTTGATTATGGGCAATACATGAACCCATACACTCAGCAAGTTATTGAGCGCGGTCAGTCCGACATAGAGCGCCAGCGTCAACTTGCAGCTCAGCAAATGGGTGCGCAGGCACAGGCGGCAAAGGCTTTCGGCGGCTCTCGTCAGGCAGTGCAAGCGGCAAACCTAGCGGGCGAATATGGCCGCATGGGCACATACAGCGTCAGATGCAAGCAGACCTTGCAAACCAAGCAGCATTCCAGCAGCAATCACAGTTTGGCGCTGGGCAGCAAATGCAAGCTGCACTGGCAAATCAGGCGGCAGACATTTCTGGTGCGCAAGTCCAGATGGGCGCGGCTGGCGGTCTTGGCGGTCTTGGGCAGCAGCTATTCGGTCAAGGTATGGGCGTTCAGCAGCAAATCGGTCAGCAAGGCGCATTCCAGCGTGGTCTGCAGCAGCAAATGATTGATCGGGCTATGGCTCAATATGGTGGCGCAACTGGCGCACCTCTGGCTGGACTTGGTGCGCTGACGCAGGTTCTAAGTGGCATACCTTATGGTCAGACCCAGACAACTAGCCAACCGTTTAACCCTGCAACTCTAATGTATTTACTGTGATCTGATATGGATTATCGCCAGCTTGCATACCAAACAGCGCAAAAATACGGGATAGACCCAGATTTATTCGTGCGCCAAATACAGGCAGAAAGTGCGTTTCGCCCTGACGCAGTTAGCTCTGCTGGGGCGATTGGCCTTGGTCAGCTTATGCCTGCGACAGCAAAAGAGCTTGGCGTTGATCCAAATGATCCTGCGCAAAACTTAGAGGGCGCGGCGCGCTACATGAAGCAGCAACTAGATCGCTTTGGCGATCCCGCTTTGGCCTTGGCTGCATATAACGCAGGTCCAAGTCGCGTTGCGAAAGCTAACGGCGTTCCAAACATTACAGAAACACAAAACTATGTCGCCAAGATACTTGGTGGAAAAGGTGGTGCAGCAATGGCTCAACAACCGCAAGAACAAAAACCTCAAGGTTTACTAGGTGGCCTGCTTGGTGGGCAGGGTATAGGTGGCGCACTAGGGCTAAGCCCAGAGTTTACAGACAAACTTGCGATGGCGGTCATGGCTGGAACGGGTGATGCACGATTGACACCGCTTATTCAGCAGCGTGCGGCAAGCATGAAAGAGCGTAGGGGTGAGGCCAAGGAGCAACGCCAGCGTAATAAGAGCCTTGAGTATTTGAAGCAGCGCGCGGATGCGGGTGATGCGCTGGCTAAGCAGTATTACGAAGCTGCGTCTACTGGCGTATTGCCTGTTGGCGCTGGGATTGCGGGCTACTTGGAGCAGATGACGAAGGTGCCTAAAGTTTCTGAGGCAGAAAGGCAAATCAACCGCCTGATGGAGACTGGGCTTGATCGTACCACAGCCATCGGCATACGAGATGGGCGACTAAAGATAAGCCGCAATCCAGTAACGCAGCGCGCGGAAATCATTGACATGGCAACAGGCAATACTCTTGGTCAAGCGACAGAAAAGCTGGCGCAAGAAGTTGGCGCAGAAGAGCCTGCTGCAGATGATACATTTAAAAACCTGCCAGTTAGTCAGGCTGGAGGCTTAGTTGGGTGGGGTGCAAACATAGCGAATGTCGTTACTGATGCTCTCGGCGCAGGTCAACAATTTCCTGAAATTGGCGAAGCGCAGACCGCAATGAGCGATTTATCTAAGCGTACAGTTCTCGTGCTTGATGCTAACTTTGCTGGAAAGCCAACAAACTTTACAAGAGAAATAGTGGACCAGCTAACTGTAAAGCCAGCAGAGGTAACTCAGGGTTCTGCGCAGTCTTACCAGAAAACTGTAAAAATGTTAAACGCTCTTGATGAGGCAGTATCTAGCGTCGAGGCTGCTCTGCAAGACCCAACTCAATACAGCCCTCAAGAAATAAAAGAGGCCAGAAAGCAATACTCTACACTAAAAGGGTTGCGTGATGATTACACCTCACTTAAAAATGCGTTTGAGAACAAAGGCTTAGCGTCACAGAGCGCAGCGGGTGGTCAGCCCACTGTGGTGCAAACAGATCAAGACCGTGCTTTAATCCAAAAATACAGCAACCCGAATTACTATCGGGACAACATGCTCCCATCACCTGAATAATAGGCTGAGATATGGTTGAATATACATACGAACAAGTCATGCAGGCTCTTAGAGCAGCAGATGCTGCCGGGGCGACAGATGATGCGCGTAGACTTGCTCAAATAGCACAGTCAATGTCTCAACCAAGCGAACCTGCAGAGCCGCAGGGTCCAACTTTTAGGTCTGTGATGGGGCAGATCAACAAAGAAATCGCAGAGGGCGCTGGTGGCCTTGTAGACTTTATCAACCCATTTGATGAATATACTGGCTCAGCGGTTGAAGGCTTGAAATCAGCCATGCGGGCAGGTGGCATTGAGGTTGCTGAGCGAGAGGCGCAAGGTCGGGCTGAAAGGGCCGCTGCGGGCATAGGTCAAGCAGCATCTGCTGTTATCCCAGTAGCAAAAGGTGCGCAATACTTACAGCAAGCTGGCGGACTTATTGGTCAAGTTGCGCGTCAGGTTGCGCCATCTCTGATGACAACAGGCGGTGTTGCTGCTGAACTTGCAGCGGGCGCTGGTGCAGGCGCAGCGCAGGCAGAAGCTGAGCGCAGAGGTTACGGCGAAACAGCGCAGCAAATCGCAGGAATTGCTGGTGGTATAGGCGCGGGTGTTGTTCCAGCAGCTACAAGAGCAGTTGGGCGGGGCATTAGTCGTGCTGCAGATTATCTTCCTATTCGTGCTGCGGGACGCGCAGTAGCGGCTCAGGTTGCTCCATTCACAGAGACTGGCGGAACCAGACTTGCATCGCAAAGATTTCAGGAGCTTGCAGGCGGCAAAGAGCGTGCAGCAGAGATAGCTGAAAGAATGGGTGTAGAGAGCGAGCTTGGACTAAGTCCAGCGCAGATGACAGGCGAAGAAGCTCTTATTCGCGCTGAGCGAAAAGCCATGCAGGATGACCCATCACTCGCAGCAAGAGTTGAAGCACAAAGAATACAATCGGAAGCAACAGCTGCGCAGGCATTAGGCCAAGATGGAAACGTCAAGGTCGCCCAAGACTTCCTGCAAAATAGAATTGCGTCCTTTGAAAATACACTCAATAACTTTGTAAAGGCTGCGCAGAAATCTGCTGAAAATAAAGTCCTTGGCTCAGATATGGGCAATGAAGAGGCCAGCACAATTTTAGGCAACGAGCTACGCAGGGCAAAAGAAGCTGCGCGTAGTCAAGAAAGAATGTACTGGAGCAAGATACCTCAAGAGACAAAGATTGAAGTTCCAGAAACATCCGCCTTAGTTCTAGGCCAGCCCAAGCAGCTTGGCGAATATTTCAAAGGCGACATACCTTCTGAAGTCACCAGATTTAGAAAGAAATACGCCAAGAAAGACAAAATGATTAAAGTGAAGGACATCAATTCACTTTACTCAAAGCTACGTTCTGTGCAGCGTGACGCAATGTCAGGCGCAAATCCAAACTCAAATCAAGCAAGACTTGCGGGTGAGGTTGCAGATGCAATTTTGCGCGACTTAGACGCAATCCAGCCTGCAGATGATTTTGGCCTTGCGGTATTCAATGCACGCTCATTCAGTAAGCAGCTTCACGACAAATTCAGCAAAGGCACAGTAGGTAGTCTTTTGCAGAAGAAAGCTGGTGGCGAATACAAAACACCGATTGAGCTAACTCTGGACAAAAGCATCGGTCAATCTGGTATTAAAGGTGGCTTGGCGCAGCGCGACATAGACGCAGCACTGACTGGCTTAGAAGGTCCAGTTGAGGCTAAAAATGTTACTGCAAACTACATTAGAAATAAGTTCAATGAGAGCGCATTTACTGATGGCAAGTTTAGCTTAGCAAGCGCTCAAAGGTTCTTAAAGCGGAGCGAGCCTTTACTGACTAGACTGCCCACATTGCGCCAAGAAATTGATGATGCAATCGCAGCGCAGAAGCGTATCACCTCTGTCGAGAAGCGGGTTGCGCCTGTATCTAAAGCGGTTGGGCAAAGCACGACTGCAAGGTTTGCATCCGCAAACCCAGAGAGAGCCTTGGACGCGGTAAGTGAAGCTGCAGACCCGCAAAAGGCCATGGCATCGCTTGTTCAGTCTGCGAAGAAGGACCAGACTGGCGCTGCGCTTGCTGGCGTAAAAGCGGCTATGTCAAGAAAGATCATTCAAAACTCACTGGAGAAGCTGCAGACCCCTCGCGTCGAGGGTGGGCCAGATGTTGAGTTGCGCGGGACACGCCTAAGTTTAGTTCTGGATGATCCAGCATTTAGCAAAATGATAAGCGAAGTTTACTCCCCAGATGAGATTAACCGTATCCGCGTAATATCTAATGAGCTTAAAAAGCTAGATATGTCTCGCACAAGAGGTGCGGTAGCGGGCGGGCTAGACCCATTCAGACCAAATTCAATGCTCTCTGTAGTAGCAAGAGTTTTTGGCGCCAGAATGGGCGCGAGATTTGGCGGCGGCGGCATGGGCGGCGAATTGCAGACCGCATCAATCGTATCTCAGCGCATGCAGCGCCTTGCAGAGCGCTTGACCAATGACAGAGCGCAGCAGATTATGATGAGAGCGCTTGAGGACAAAGAGCTATTTAGGACATTGCTGCTAAACCCAACAAACCCTAAAAACTTCAAGAGAATTGAGCGTTCTTTAGCACCATACTTAGTCGGCACTGCCGCAGCAACGCAGGAGCAATAACATGCAGCCAAAAGCAAAAGATAAACGCGAGATCGAAGCTATCCTGCAAGACGCTATGGCACAGGCTGTGGACTTTGTGGAGAGTGAGATAACAGATCAGCGCATCAAGGCTCAACGCTACTTTGATGGTGAGGTAGACATTGGCTATGAGGATGGCCGCAGCAAAGTTGTAGCCACAAAGGTGCGCGACACAGTTCGCAGCGTCAAGCCAAGCATCATGCGCGTATTCATGTCTACCGCTAAGCCTGTGGAGTTTCTTCCAAAAGGCCCAGAGGATGTTGCTGCAGCAGAACAAGCTACGCAGTACATCCACTACGCATTCACAAAGAATGACGGGTATCGCGTACTAAACGATGCGATCCATGATGCACTTATCAAAAAGAACGGCATCGTAAAAGCATACTGGGAAAGCTGGTATGACGCTGAAATCCACACATACGACAACCTGACAGACCAAGAGTACATGCTGCTTGTCTCTGAGGATGACGTAGAGGTACTTGAGCATGGCGTAGAGATGACCATGAGCATTGATGAGTTTGGCACAGAAATAGAAGCGCCGATCCATTCGCTCAAGATCAGCAGACAAATACCAAACGGCCAGATGCGCCTAGACAGCGTGCCGCCAGAAGAGTTCTTCATTAACTCACAAGCACGCAATATTGATGATGCGTATATCGTAGCGCACCGCACAGAGATGCGTGTGGGTGACTTGGTTGAGATGGGCTATGATTTTGAGGATGTCTACAAGCTAGATGGTCTATACGGCGCATCGGACATCTCAGAGGCTGAAACTATTGAGCGTCAGGGCTACAGCCAAGATGACTATGAGGATCAAGAGGGTGATCCCGCAATGCGCAGCGTGGCAGTCACAGAAGCCTATATGAAGATTGACGTAGATGGCACAGGTGTACCAGTTCTGCATCGCTTTATCTGCGGCGGCACAAACTACAAGCTGCTAGACTTTGAGCCTTGGGATGAGGTGCCATTCGCTGTATTCGAGGTTGATCCAGAGCCACACACATTCTACGGACGTTCTCTTGCAGAAATTATCATGGATGACCAAGACGCAAGCACAGCAATCTTGCGCGGCGTGCTAGACAACGTAGCCATGACAAACAACCCACGCATCGGGATTGTTGATGGTGCAGTCAATATTGACGATGTGCTGAACAATGAGATCGGCGCAATCGTGCGTATGCGTCAGGCAGGCTCTGTTCAGGAGCTTACGGTTCCATTTACTGCGGGTCAAACGCTAGGCGCTCTGACGTACATGGATCAGATTGTAGAGAACAAAACGGGCGTATCTCGCGCATCAATGGGGTTAGACCCAGACGCAATGCAGTCTACGACTAAAGCAGCCGTGCAGGCTACAATCCAAGCGCAGGCTGGTCAGATTGAGGTAATGGTGCGTAACCTTGCAGACGGTATGAAGCGCCTATTCGGCATCATGCTACGCGCAGCAATCAAGAACACTGACGAAGAGCAGCTTGTGAAAATGGGCGGTCAGTTTGTGCAGGTTGATCCTCGCGTATGGAAGTCTGACATGGACATCGGCATCAACGTGGGTCTAGGCACAGGCCGCGAAGAAGAGAAGATGATGGCGTATCAGCAAGCGTTCCAAATCCAGCAGCAAATTTATACGCAGTATGGACCGTTTAATGGCAT